TTAGTTTAAAACCTCTGCCCTCCAACCACACTGCTCTTCAATATAGGCTATGGCTTTAGGAATATCATTGTCGAATTTCTGTTTAGCTCGTTTAAGCTCTTCCCCGACAGGTTCCCCGCAGTATAAGTCGTATGCAAGCTTCAATAATTCAGGCTCAGTAAGGGTATAGTCGGGTTCGAGTTGCCATGTGTCGGTTAATTTGTAGTTATTCATATTTACAACTCCTTTATATTCTTACTAAATTTATTGCGGGGAGTGAATTTTCTATTTGGTAAGCTGATAATTTAAGAATTATGAATTGGGTTTTATGCTCGGTTCTTTCGTTAAGCCAGTCGAGGATGCATCTGGTTTTATCATCAATTCCGGTTACAATCCAAACTGCTTTTTTAACATTATTAACTGCGGCTATGGCTAAAAATCTTTTAAAATCATCGTCAGTAGCTTCTTCAAGATTTACCTGAATAATTACCTTGTTATAGGTCATATTTACTTCTGCATACAGGTCAGGTCTTGCTTCTTCGGGTATTCCTGCCGTGTGACAGAGGTTTTTAAGTTCTATATGTATTGCCTCTTCAAGCTGTTCAGGATTTTCAAGTAACCAGTTTTTTACATCCTCATTGGTTTTAAAGATTTCTTTTACGTCTAACTCTTTTACTTTACTCAGGTTTGTCATTTTGGTATCCTTTATATTCTTGCTAACATTGACAGAATAACTCTCTATTCGGAAAAGTGAAGAGAAAAGCCGGAATATTCCGACTTTTCGTATCAGTTCGACACATTGGCAATCCTTGCAGAGAGGGTTAAAAAAGTATTTGCTCGATGTAATACTTGAGTTGCTGGATGTCGCCCCTGAAATTTCCTTCTGCCACAGCGGGTCTGGTTTTATAATTTTCTTTATATGCCAAGCCTTCGGGTGTTGTCATAAGGCTGTAAGGAATCGAGTATAGCTCTATCCACTCATCGTTGCGGAGGACATAAGCTCTGGCGAAGCATTGGCAGTGGTAAGAATCGGATTTAATGATAATTTTGATTTTTTTATCCTGTGCCTTGTAAATTTCACGGTAGGAAATTGACTGGTTGCTTGATAAGTAGCAGATTTTTTCTATAATATCCTGCGGTTGTTTGGTTTTCTGTGTCATTTGGATTCTCCTTATACCCTGATTGCCTGTGCTTCTTTTATATGGTTTTTAGTGATTTTTTTGTCGAGGGCTAACTGTGCGCCGAGGTAAAAAATCTGTAATAATTCGGCTCCGTTTACTGTTATAGAGTGTTGGACTCCGTTTACATAGTATTTGCCGTTTCTAATTTCTACATCCTGTGGATTTACATCAACTTCCCTTAATTCAGGAACTGTACACATAGTAACTTTAATCATCTTGGACTCCTTTAATTGTCTACATTCACAGAATACCGTTCATTGCAGGAAATGGAAGTGTTTGTGTGCATTAGTGAAACATAACAACACAATATATTTTGGAGAAAGAGAACTACCGAGCTTATCGGCAGTTCTTTGTTTTTAGTTTTTATGACCTCCTTTCTATTTTTCAGTTATCTGTTTTGTAAATACATCTTTGAACTTGTTGGCAGTGTCTATCATCCAGATAATGCCCTGTTCAAAATTTTTGTCATCAAGGTTAAAGTCCAGCGTTGCTCTGATTCTTGAAGATTTCTTTCCTTCAAGTGCCTGCCAGTCGAGTTTGCCAAGCTGTTTTTCTATTGTTTTCTTTTGCTCTTCCAGCCTGTTAAATAGGTCTTTATCGTTAGCAATCAGGAGTTCGCATCCGAGGTTGTTTTTTGAGGTGTTGATGGTTAGCTGGATTGAAACCCCTGATATTCCTATAGAAATATACTGCCAGTGTTGCGGTGCAGGACTTGATATTTTAATGTTGGAGTTGTTTGATTCGCTGTATTTTAAAAATTCCTGCCAAAATTCTTCCTGTTTTGCTTTTGTATCAGTAACTTTAGCTTTAGGTTTTTGGTATGCATTTGCTGATGGAATTAACAGGGCTTTGAAATTGGCTTCTTCTGTTTCATAATTGCATTTAATTACATAGAAATTAACTGCTATATTGCTACCGAGCCATTTTGCAGTTTCCATAACCTCCTGTGATTCCTGATTTACAAGCCATAAGATGTTTTTTGCATTGTAAGCGGAAGCGTGTTTTAGGAGACTGGCAAGGGTTTTGATGTTTTGCTTAACCTCACATTCAATTACAGTCTTTTCATGTGTGTTCATCACAGCGAGTATATCGGGCTTTTCTTCTGTTGACTCTTCTGAGAAAGATAAAACATGAATATTTGAGCCGATAACTTCTTCCAGTTTTTCTTTTCCTGCTTCTGCCACGAATGTTCTAAAGTCTTTCCTGCTCTTAAATGCAGTTTCTGTTTGTGTTTTTGTCATATTTGTTTCTCCTATAATTTGCTAACAATCACACATTAGCGTGCATTTAGAAAAATGTGTCGCATAAGCAGGAATAGTTTTACATTCGGACACGTTTATTTATTGGCTCCGGTTCCGGCTTTGTAAGCTTAAAGCTGTCTTTAAATATAGGTAATTTGCAGCAATCAGCAGGAGTAAGTTCTGATACGCATTTGAATCCTTGTTTTTTAAGCATTTCTGGTGTAATTATTCCAGCATGCAAATAGATTGCTCCGACTAATTTTGAACAAAAGAAAGTATCATAAGAGTCTTTAGTAATTGTTGTGTCAAAAACTGTTTCTATCGCTTGCGGATAATCATAACTTTTGCCGATCTGATTGTTCATAAAGCCGTAGAAAGCATCAAGATTTTCATTAAGTTTTTTGTGATTTTCGTCTGTTAATCGATAGATAAATATTTCGTCATTTCGGGTTTTGATTTTTTGAGGCAGGAAGCTGTATTCAACATCGTCAGGGTTTGCTTCGATTACAAAAGGGAAATCAGTTCCTATTTTATTGTAAAGTTTGACTATTACTCCAACGTGATGAACATCAGACTTTGTAAAAATATGCACAATCGCCGCTGCAAAGTCTTTACCTTTTTTGAAGGCTATCATATCGCCTGTTCTTAGTTCATTAACTGTTGCCATATGTTATTAACTCCTGTTCTATGGTTTGGAGGGATTCTAAAGCTTGTGCTGTCTTAACCTGATTTGCTTTTAGCCTGAGAAAATCATCTTTTTGAATAACCATAGCCTGCACTCCCTGTATTGCCAGAAGAGAGAGAGTTAAATATTCAGGGATTTGAGTTTCTGTATTGATAAATTCTTCTGAAGCCTGCCCGACTATTTCTGCTTTTTTAACAAGTATCAAAAGTTTTAAGATGGTAGAATCTTCGAGATTCAGGTAATAGCTTCCTCCTGTGTTATTAATATCTGTTATGGTTACTGGAAATGGTGTTTTTCTGAGTATCTCTATGGTTGTTAAAAGAGAAAGTTTTATGCCTTCAATCATTTTTTCTGTATCATGTTCATAAAATGGTTCTGTTTCCGTTGGTTTGTATGGATTATTATCATCTGGAATTTGCACCCACTCGTCAGGTTCAAGATATTGATATGCAAGAAGTTCTTCAATCTGTTTTTCTGTTGAATTTTCAAGAATTTCGATAAATTTTTCTTCACCTGATATTTTGTTCAAAAATCTCATTACCAGTTAGCCTCCACAGTTATTTCCATGTCCCAGTTTGCAGGTGTAACCTGTGAGTAATAATATGGACTGCCGTTTTGTTGGACGACAGGATTTTGGTTGCCACTAACATAAGTTAAAGTGTTGTTATCTTTGATAATAAAGCCGTTTATTGGGAGTGCACTACTTAGTGTCATAAAGTTTGCTTTTTGTTTTGGGCTGTAGCCTACTTCTGAGTTTTTATTTACCAAATACGCCGTTATCTTTATATCCGTAGTTCCTAGATCGTGAGTTATGTCAGTGATTGTATTCGGGGATGGGCAGGATATTTTTTTATAAGTTTTCCTGTTGAAAGCGTAACTGCGAGGAATTCCAAGTGTTCCATTTGCGGCTTTATTACCTTCACCGATTTTTACATATTCTCTGTTAAGCCAGTTTCCACTAATTTTTTTCTTTGGGTCATATGGAATTTTATTTATCAAAGTATGAAAATCACCGTCTTGAGGAAAAGAAGAAACGGTTTGATAAAGCTGCAATAAGTCCAATCCAAATGCACCGCCGGGTCGAGGCTCTACAGTACTGAACCTTAATTTTGTAACACCTGAATAAGTTGATGAAAAATAAAATCTTGTCGTTGTTGTTATATTCTTACCAGTTTGTTCATCAACAATATGCCAAGCTCCGCCGTAAAAAAGCTGCAATCTCCAGCCTACAACGTAGTTATCCCAGTGTTTAATGTCATAAGCTGCAATATTGTCTTTTGCGGAGTCAAATTGCAGGTCGAGAACATAATCATGAGAACCGTAAACAAAAAGCGGATAAGCATCTCCTGTTATGCCATCAAACGGTTTATAATAATCTCCCCCGTAAATTGAACTGCCGGAAGCTACAAATCCGCCGGAATTATTTGATGTCATTGTTGGAATTACTGAAGTGTATGACAAAGTAGCTTCTGGGTAGGTGTAACCTTCAGAAATTTTGCCGCCGCTGTAGCTGACCGGATACCAAAAATTAATATTATTCAACCAAGTGCTATATTGGCTGTATCCTCCGACTAAATTGATATTGGGATGAAAGCGATAATATAAATATGGTGTTGTATTAGAAATTTCTGTTATGCCGTTAGAAGGTACTGATGTTAATGAAGTCCATGTTGTACCGTTGTTAGAACCGTAAATACTAACTATTGAGTTACCTCCAAGCCCAAAATTGCCGGGACCTTCTACTTGAACTTTATTTATAGCAACTGCACCTATATTTGATTTAACTATAAAAGCCCATGAGCCTGATTGGTCTCCTTCAGCAAAAGTGACAGAGGTGCTTGTATTTCTGTCCATGAGCTGATAAGCATTCGGGGCATTTATAATTTGATGAGTAGGGTAAAAATCTTCTATCCAGCAATCAAATTCCTGACCAATATTTGATGTCTTAGTTGGTGATGCTTCATTTGCTGAATAAGCCATTTTAACGGCTGTTGCTATTGCGGCATATGTTCCATCCTGAAGCAGGCTCATATTCGTAAAATCTATAATAAAAATGTAAGTTCCCTGAGCTGTTGGCAAAGTTACATTTAGAATGGAGGTTATTATGTATTTTTTGCCGTCTTTTCCTGTAATAACCAGCGGATTATATATTCCGCCAATTAAAAATGAAACTTCTGTATCGGAAATTTTGCTGATAATATTCGGAAGTCCTGTTGTCACATCAGTATTTCCACTCAGAATTGCCAAAGGCTTAGCATAATTAGGGAACAGTCTGTTAATAATGTCATCAATCTCTGTTTCTGTATAATATCGTTCATCGTGGTCGTGCCCGACATTTGATTTGGCTGCAAAAAGCGGAGTGTGTGCATCAGGGTCGTTAATATGCTCCTGCATTCCTTCCTCAACCTGCTCTGAAACGTTATCAAACAACTGAGTAATGTTTTGAATTTGCTCTGTAACATATGTTTGAGTGGCAATAATCTGGCTGGAGGGGGATAGAATTGCCTGCGTTGCAGGGTTAGTGTATATAATTTTCGGAGTAAAAGTCAGGGGCTGGTAAAGTCCTGAATCTAGAGCGAATTTATCTTGAGCCGGAAGTTTGCAGATTAATATTAAGTTATTTTCCGCATCAAAAAGCCCAAGTTCTCTTACGGTAAAACCGCCGATATTTGCAGGAATATAGCATTTATACAGAACTTCGTTTAATGCAGAAGGGTTTACAATAATTTGACTGCCTGAATTATCTATAAAACTTCCTGTATATGTCGTGTGAACCAAGTCCGTCTGTGTTTCAAGGGGAGTATAATATGTACCATTGCTGTCGCCGACTTTGAAATGGGTAATATTAACAGCAGCTCCGCCTGCTTCTGCTGCTGCTTTTTTCTGCTGACCGATTATAGTCAGAATATTTAAAAAAGTTTCAGCCATTAATCATTACCTCGTTTTCCGCATCAAGATAAGTCAGCCAATTAGGTTTGCAGGTAAATTCGGATTCAATATTGATTTCTTCTAAGACACTGCGGACATTTTTGTATTCATCAATCATTTTTTTAAGCAGGTCAAAAGTCCCGGAGTCATAAGCCCTATCTTTTAACACGACAAATATCCTGAAATGATACGGCTCACCTTCGTATTCGAACCACTCCTGAATATTTCCTTCAAGGTTCAATGCCTTAAGGACATTTTTTACAGCGGCTTTAGTCCCCTTTATTCTGTGAATTTTTATCGACTCTTTTATTAATTGCCTTTGTTCGAGTTTGCTTCCTGCAAATAGCCAGCCTTCGTTGCCTGTAATATGGAATTGCTCTGCAAGATGCGGCAAAGCTGAAGGTTCAACATTATCAATCAAGTAGATAATGATGGGAGTTAAATCAAGAGTTCCGAGCCTGTCAAACAGCTCGTTAAAAGCCAGACTTGATTCATCTTTTATAGGAATTAACCTTGTATCAGCCATTTGTGTAACCTTCAATGCTTATGTTGTAACCTGTACAGTTTGCCCATTGGTACTCATCTATTTCTGTAAAAAGCGGAGAGGTTAAATCGACTTTGTAAACTCCGTAAATACTGTTTAAAAGAGCAATAATTTGTGTTGGGACTACGTCCTTGCCGAGTTTTGACTTTAAACTTGCTATATATGTCTCCAGCTTAGAGTTAATTTCGTTTGTAACGCTGTCAGCATCAGCGAAGTTATAAAGAGTAACGCTCCCCTGTATTGCAAAATCAATCTTTTCTGGTGGTTCAACAATTACTTGATCCGTAAGTGGGCGGATTTCTTCGTCTGTTAAAATATCTTCAACGAGGGAAAGTATTTCTGTTGTTGGGTTTCCTAATTTTGTTAAGGGATAAACTTTTACAACTCCTGCTGTCGGATTCAAAACGGCAACGTCAATAATGTCCTGATGTGCTGTAGCAGTCCAATATTTGTATGCACCCTTGCTCCCTGCGTTAGAAAATTTCTCAGGAGCCTGCTTTATACGCTCACGCAAAGAATCATCATCTTCAATATCCGCTCCGCCTGAAGAAGTTGTTGTGTTTTCTGCTGATTCTATGTATGGAAGAGGAGTTATGAGGTTTTTAATTTCCCCTGCAAGATAGCCGTTACCGATTATTCCTTCTGATTCTGCTTCACTTTCAATCTCTATAAATAGCTGATTTACAGCAATGAGAGTATCTTTAAGTGTTTTAAATATTACCTTTCCGTCTTTGGATTCTATCTGCGTGCTTGCAGGGATTGAAATATTAAATGTCTGGACTTCTGCAAGATTAAATTTAATAGTTGTTTTGGATGCTTTTGCAGCTATTCTACAAACCCCGACAAGTTCTCCAAGATAATCGAGCATCGGATAAGTTGCAAAATTAACAAGGTTTTGCTTTGCAGCTTCCTGAATTCCTATGCGCAGAAGGTTTTCTCTGTAAACTCCTACATCAATAAGTATTCTTTCAATCTGGGCAGGCTGGAGAGTTTTACCAGTTTTTTGTTCATACAAAGTAATCCACTCTTGCGTAATAACATTTGCATCACATGAAATAAAATTAGGTTCAGGAAGACTCATACCATAACCTCCAGAACTCCGCTTGTATTGGTGCTTTTAACTTGCCTATCTATGCTCAGAATAATATTTGAATCATCAATTTGTGCAGTAATAGCATTAATCTGCACCCTTGTTTCCCAGAGGTTTATTGCATCCATTGCCTCCCTGATTATGTTTGGGATGGCGATATTAACAGGAGCATCAATATATTGCCAGATGTCAGAACCAAATTCAGGACGATGAGGGTCTGAGCCTTTTCTTGTCATCAGGATAATCCTGATGCACTGGTCAATATCGTCTAAGTCCTCGACAACAGAGCCTATTTCATTAAGTTTTGGCTGCCAGTCAACTGATTTTATGTCCTGCAAGTTAGCCATTTTTGCTCCTATTGCTGTTGGTTTGGAGGATTTGTAACGCTGTCTGTTTCGTTGTGCGTATGACCGTTATAGACATCCCTCATCGCTTGCATGCTTCCTGTGTGGTCAATTACTTCGCCTTCAGAGACTAAACCTGCCGAATTTAGCAGTAATCCCGTGTGGTTGATAAGCGCATTAATATCAATGGTTTCACAGAGAAGCCTTAAAACATGTTCCTTCCTGTCATATTCAAACTCTGCCCCGTCTTGGAATTTCACAGACACTTTATCTTTTGAAATAACGGGGCATTCATCCATCCCTGAATAAATTGCACCAAGAATCACGCCTTCTTCGATGTTTTCATCCATAAGGCAGACAACCTGCTCGCCGATGTCAGGTAGGACATAAAATTTGTCCCTGTATGTTTTTGACTGAAGGACAGAGAGCCAATAGGAAACCATTCCGTCACTGTCTTGAAACTGCACTCTTGCAGCCGCTTTTAGTTCATCAATGTTTGTAACGATTCCAAATCTCAACATTTTTCTACCTCAATTTCCGTTCTATAAGCTGAACTTTTGTCTATTGTGTGCTTTGCCGATTTGATGTGATATTTTCCGTTTAACTTAAAAAGACCATTTAACTTGATATTTAACCCTGCAACGATGTGTGGATTTCCGGTTACTGTTATATTTCCTTCAAGTTCAGAGTTTTTATTCAGGGCAGCAGTTGCTTTTAAGATTGCTTGTTCTTTGTTTTCACAGCGTTTATGAAGTTTTAATACATCTGCTTTTGTTGAAGTTCCGTTTATGCTTGCAGAAACCGTATCTTTCTTTTTTGGGTCAAGATAAACAACACGGCAGGAATTATACTGGTCATGGGTTTTATCCCTGAGTGTGTACGAGATAATATCCTGCCGTGAAATAGAGAGATTATGAGGCTGATCTTTTAACTTTTTGATTCCATAAAATGTAAGTTTATTGTCAGAAACTTTGAAGATGTAGCCGTATTCTTCAGCCAGTATTTTAAGAAACTCCAGGTCACGCTTATTGTTTTGAGTAATACGTTTAATTTTTATATCCTTAACCTTGCCGACAAGTTTTAAGTTATGCTTGTTTGCAATTTCCTGAGCGATTTGCAGGAGTGTTTTGTTTTCATAAGCAACCGAATTATTCTGTCGCAGGGCTTTTTTTATATTTGCGGCAAGTGCTTTGAGGGTTACAGTGTCGGGCGGAGCGGTAAATTCCATCTCGTCAACTTCAAAGCTTCCGCAGTTAAGGAGTTTCTCACCCGCATAGCCTAAATTCAGTTTTATACTGTCACCTTTAGTTGGATACCAGCTTGATTTCCAGAGATGGTCTTTATCTTCCAGTTGAATTTCAACCTCATCGCTTTGCCCGTGTTCAAAATCGGTATAGGTTACAGACAAAACATTCGGTGCAATGCTTGCTGTGATATCTTTATTTTCGTATTCGATTTTAAAAACAGGTGTTTGCATCTATGTTCTCCATGGTGGAAGTTCAAACTGAATCTGGTTATTATCTTCAATTACAGGAATTTTGAGTTTTAAGCCTGATGGAAGGATTGGAATGATTGGGACATCCGGGTTGGCTGTGATTATCGGTTCATACAGGGTCGGGTTTGCATAGAAGTCGTAAGCTATCAAATCCCACCTGTCCCCGTCTTTTGTGATGTATTCGTAGTATTCACTCATTGTTGCCTCACGATTTGTTGCGGCGTTTTAAGCGGAAGAGGAGGTCTCTGAACTTTAGAAAATCCTGTACTTTTTTTGATTGCTTGTTTTTTAGTTTTTTTTTAGCGTTTAACCTTTCTGTGAACCATTCTTTAAGCTTAAGTTCTGCTTCGATTGAGATTAAATTGCCTGATTTATCTGTCTGCTGGGTTGTAGAAGTTATTTCCTCAATAACGTATTTGCCTAGATATCTGCCGTTGCCGAGAATAAATGGCATTTCTTCATGGAATTTTGCAGCATCCTTTATCTTTTTAATTTCCGTTTCTGGGGTACAAAAAGAGCTGTGGAAGTTAAGCTTTATTGTCATCTCATCAAGCTCATCCCCGATGTATTGAAGCTTTGGCTTGGACTCGATTGTCTGGTGAACGGCATAATTATGCTTTTGGGTTTCTTCTATGCCGTTAAAATAAGTAATAAGATTAAATTGTATAGTTCCAAGCTGTGCGAACATCAGTATGCCAACCTTTCTTGACGTATTTTTTCAGATTTGACCATTCTTAAAATTTCGTCCTTGTGCTGTTTTAGTATTTGCAGGAATTCTTCTTTATCCTGTGGAGTAGAACCATTCAGCGTAACAATCGGATTGTAGTGTATGGATACTGTTCCTCCTGAATTTCCCTGCTTAGAATTAGACATTGTTATTGGTTTAGTCTTGAATGACAGAGCTTTATTCATTGCAGATACTAACGGTGCCGGTTTTATTGTTGCTGCAATTTGTTCTATAAGTTTGATTTTATGCAAATCTTTAAGCGGTCCCATTTTGGCAGGGGAATGCGGAAGATGGTCTCGTATAATTTGTGCGTGTTTGCTTATAGCTTTTTGGGTCTGGGTAGTTTTTGATAACATCCCGAAGGAAAGAAAGTCTGCAACTTTAGCTCCAAGTTCAAACATTTTTTTGATTAAATCTGTAACTTTAAGGATGATTCCTGCAAGGACTTTTCCGAATTTAATCCCCATTTTTTCTGCCGCACCTCCTGTATCTTCAACAGGTTTCAGCAAATTTTTAAACCAGTTATATACTGTCTTGATAGGCGCAAGTATTGGAGATAAAGCTGTTGCAATAGAATGAAAAACTGGCTGGAGCGGCGCAAGTCCTTCTTTCAAACCCGTAAACACACCACGGAAGAATCCTGTGATAGGTTTCCAGTATTTGTAGACAAGGAGAGCGATTCCTACTAGTGCCGCTCCAATCCAGAATAGGGGGGAGCTCAGAAAGGAAATAGACAGTGCCCGAACTGCAACGATGCCTGACTTGATGATATTCGGAAGGTTAAGGAGTCCAAGTTTTAGGTTGTTTAATCCGTTTAAAAAGTTTGTAGGGATTGCTTTTATTGAAGTTACTGTCCATATTTTCAAAGCTTCATTAGCTTTGGTAATATTTGCAGGGAATTCTTTAAACGATTTTATTAATGTTGCCCTTAAATTCTTGTCGATTCTCCTTATATCAGCGAGTAAACTTGTTTTGAAAGAGAATTTTGATAAATCTATGCCAAGTGGATTGCCTGCGTTTTTAAGGCTTTCTGCTATTTTCATATTATGCGCTGTTGTGTTTAATCCTAGAAACTCAAGTAATTGAAGAGTGTTTGCCCTGAGAATCGGTGTTAAAAGCCTTGCATATTTGATAAAAGTTACATAACCTGAAGTTAAATTTGAAATCATCAGGCAAACGCCGCCTATAGCAAGGCTTAATGTGCCTATTACAATTAGTCCTGCACTTAATGCAATTGTGGTTAGTGCAATGTTTTTTGCCAAAATCGGATGACTTTGTACAAATTTCCCTATATTGTCAGAGAGATTGTTTAGATTAACGGCGAGAGATTTTAGTTCAGGGGATAATGTACCGCCGAATTGTGCCAGAGTATTGGTAAATGTTCCGGTAAAAGCTTCCCAGAGATTTTTGAATGTCCCCATGATTAGATTCAGACGGGTTTGCAGGTCTGCCTGTTTTTTCATAGTTTCCTGTGCTTTGGCATAACCTTTTAATCCCTGAGTTGCAAGCTCTGCTATAGCGGTTGCTGCTTCATCCCCGAATAATTTCTTGATAGCATTTACTTTATCCTGAGTATTGAGGACATTAAGCTTTTCTATTTGTCTGATCATATTTTCAATACCCAGAAATTTGCCGTTTTGGAAAAATTCAAGAGTAATACCAAAAGATTTCAGTTCTTCATTAACATCTTTTAGCCTTTTTCTCTCCAGTTTTTCGTCAAGGCTTGGAATATCAAGCATTATTCTTCTTAAGGATGTTCCTAATTGTTCACCTCTTATACCAGCTTGTGCCAATGCTCCTGATAGAGCCAAAACGGATTGACTTTGTTTATAACCTGAAATTCCAAGCTGTTTGAAAACAGGTCCGGCGTATTTTAATGTGTATGCAAATTGCTCGGGGTCAAGTCCAAATGCAAACTTGGCTCTTTGAATCTGGTCGATAAACTTTACAAAATCTTTTTCTGCTATACCCAAACTTTTAGAGAAAGTTGCTGTAATATCTGCAACTCCTTCAGGGGAAACATCTCCCAAAAGGACTCTTAAATATGCAGAACCTTCAAGACCACCATTTGCAATTGTTTTACTTGCAATACCGAGTTCTTTCAGGCGGGCTGCCATAAGAGTAAAGTCTCTTGTCGTACCGGGCAGTTTCATACCGAGTTTTTCAGATTGTTTGTTTATCTTTTCAAAGTATGAATCCACACCTGAATCGGTCATAAATGCCACTTTCATTCTGGTCTGGGCATCTTCAAGGTCAGCGAATGATTCGATTGGTTTTTGCATAGCGAGTCCCAATGCTCCGCCAGCTGCAATCATGCCTGCCCCTGCAGAAGTTAAGCCTATTCCGATTTCTTTTGTAGCATCGGAGACTTCTTTGACTTTCCTCTGGAGTTTGTCGAATTCCTGATTAGACGTGCTGACAGCATCTTTAATAACTCTCGACATCTTGTCAAAAGCTACAAGAGTTAAAGATACTTTCATCATGGTGTCTAACATAAGTCTTCTATTGCCTCAGATTGATCCTGCTTGTACTTGATTGCTTCTCTGACCCAAAATTCCAGTTCAGGAAGCGTCATTTCATTTAGTTCGCTGTATTGCCATCCTGTGGTTTTGGCAAGGTGGATGATGCATTCCGCTGTAACGACTGGAACTTCCCCGACATCTCGGCTTGGAGAGTAAGCACATCTTCAAGTTCCATTTCGAGCAGGTCTTCATAAATTAAGGGCTGCTCATCAACTTCTGTAAGCTCTGCAATGAGAGCGAACATAATCTCATCGGGTGTTTTGGATTTTCTCTGGGCGTTTAACAGGTCTTTGCCTTTTCCGCCCCTGATGCTGGCTGTTTTGCCGCTTGGTAAAGATAGTTGTTTCATGTTTGCCTCCTGGTAAAAATTAATGTATTATTCATGCTGAAAGCGAGGGAGTGCATGGGTTTAACGGATTTTAAAAATACGGTTGAATTAGTTAATTTAATTTCCGAAGTGTCTGTTGATAAAAAAGCTATTGTTTATGAAAACAGAGAGTTGATGGATAAAATTTTTAAGTTTACAAGGACTGTTGACCAGAAAGAGAGTGCTTACACCAGAATCCTTGATTTTATTTCGGGATACTGGGAATACATGGCTGATAAGGCTTAAGCACCGATGTTATTTCTATAAGTTTCTAAAATGTCGATACCGTCTACTTTGTAGATGTTTTCAAGAACATCGATTTCAAAGATTTCTTCCCCATCTACTATTAACTTTGCGTAATTAACACTCATGGTTGTTTCGTATTCTGCGTTGTCTCCCGGCTTTAAATTGCCGAGCGGAAACTCTTTAAATGTTCCTGTTAAATATGCAATTGCCGGAACTTCTGCGAGTTTGCCCATACTGTTGTACGTTTCTAGACTTGCCCTTGCCTGAACCTGAACGGCTTTAAAAGGGTTTGCCGCTTTTTTCATGACTTCTGTATAAAGAGCGTTCCACTTGATTTTGCATTCCAGCTTGTCTATACCTGCAAAAAATTCAGCAGAACCGACCATTCCAAGAGCTTTATGGTCTGCCATTTTATGTTTTATTTGAGGTAGCTGGATTTCTTCTGCTCGACCTAACAGATTATTGCCGTCCATGTAGATGTTGGCGTTTGTCAGCCGGTTAATCTTTATCTTTGACATTGTTTATTACCTCTTTTTTGATAAAATTTACATTTCTCAATACTCACACTTTCGTGCCTTATTACAGCAAGGTCGTCTTTAAGTGCTCGAATTAAGGGACACTTTCCGAAATTTTCACAATCACGACACAGATCACGTTCATCTGAGTAAACCCTCATTATTCTGTATACGTTAAATTCCATTCTCATGACCCTAAATTCCTTAGCAGTTCAATGTTTATAAAGCTTTCGAATGTTATTCGCTCTGCCGGAGTTGGCGGCATAAACTCTATGTCGAATGTAAGATGCCCGTTTGCGATTTCAGCAGGCGGATTCTTTGCAGAATTAAATTTGCATTTGCCGTCTATCAAAGCTCCCCTACCGATAAGCGTGCGAATAAAGGCATTAACGCTCTCGCAAATTGAATCAATAAGACCGTTGTCTATAGGGTAATCAATAAACTGCAGCATCGAATACTCAACACTTTCGTGGATTATGTCTGCGGTTCTTCTGATATTGATAAAATTTGTCGGGTCTGTATTTGTCGGGTATGACGAATTCCTGTTTCCCCAAGTCCTAAAGCCTGAACCGAAGGAATTAAAGACGGTAAGTATTCCTGCTTCGTTTAAAAGATTAACTTCACTTGACGGGTCATTAATCATGGAAGTCAGGTTTCTTTCTACGCCGATAATTCCTTTGATTTCAGTATTTGATGGTGACCAGTGGTAGCCTTTCTCGATATCCTTAGCTGCGATGACCCCTGCGAGCCTTTGGGAATACGGTTCTAGTTTTTCTGCGTTAGTGGATGTGTCGTAAACTTTTAACTGCGGATAGCATAAAACTAATCTGTCAGAAGAAAAATTAAAGTTTATCGTTCCCGATGTTCCCCTGCCAGTAATTGCTCCCTGCACGGTTGTTCCAATAGGTGCATCTATTAATCCTATTGCCCTGATGTTTCCTGAGACGGCATTGATTTCTGTTGCAACTGCAACATCTTCACAATATTTTGGGGCAATAATTGTTTTTGGATAGAATCCGAATAATGAATATGAATCTTTAAGTGCCTTCAGTCCTGTCCTTTTTCCCTGAGTCGTTACCGTTCCAACAATATCGGAAGTCTGCACATTTGTAACATCAGTATGTGTTGCAGGATCAAAAACGTTTACTACGATAACAATGCCTGCTCCCTGTTCAAAAATTGCATTAAGTGCAGCAGGGATGGTAAATCCAGAAGTTGGTTGACCAAAATATAGGGCTGCATCCTTGTCATTTGTGATTAAGACAGGCTTATTAACCGTTTTATAATCAGCTTCCACAGTATTTATTGGAGCTGTTCCGACAAGACCGATGACAGCAGTTTTTACTGTTCTTATTGGCCTTGAACCTTTTTTAATTTCTACGGTTTCAACACCGTGTAAAAAATTTGCTGCCATTTTAGTCAGTCTCCTCAATTGTTGGTGTTGTTAAAGTGAAATTTATCGAATACTGCCAGATTCCGTTGTCTTCAGAGATAAACTCCTCTTTTGTTGGCTGCATTTTTGTGCAGCATAATGGTCTAAATCCTGTTAGAATCTGCCTGACTTTATCAAGATAGAAATATGACCCTTTGTAACTTCTGAGATTTCTTGTAACAACAGTGATAGAAAACTCAAGTTTTTTGTCTTGAACGATACAGCCGATACTTTTTGAGTCCGAATAACTTCCTCCCTGATAATGAACAAGTATTGCGCCTGTCGGATGTATTAATCTGAATTCTGACGGTTTCTCTGGGAAGCCTTCTATGTGTAAATCATCTATTTTACTTTTTATACGTTCAATTATTTCGTTTTCTATCTCGTTAATAGTCATATTCCGTGCCTTTTCTACATCGTATCCAGAACGCTATCAGTGAAAATTCTGTCCCGGAAAGTTTTGTTTGTAATATATTCACCGCATTCCGGAGGGTCTTCAGGTTTTTCTATTCCGAGAGATACTATGCCTTTTTGAATCTGCTCCAGCAGTTTTATGCAATTTTTATACTTGTTGTTAATAGATTCAGGCATATCTGTATGGAATCTTCTGGAATAGAGCCTGAAAACACTCAGGTCTGCAGAAATGATTTTGATTAATACAGGAATAATTGGTAACGGGATGCTGTATCTGCCTCTTAAGAAGCCGTCAATCAGAGTTCCCGAGTATAAAATTGCTTCATCGACAATAGTTGTATTGATTTCATTTGCCTGATTATCGTCTGTGATCTCTATCAGGGTGGTCTCAGAAATCTGCTGTTTTATGTCATCAAGGGTGCAGTACACTAGATCCCCCTGGCTATCCTGATGACTTCACCTGCTCCTGCGGCAGTATCGAGGGCATAACCGTTTGCTTCGCCTGTTGTGTATGCTACAGCGCATCCTGTTGCATCTGATGTCACTTTAGTTCCGGCTGTAACTGCTCCGCCAGTTTGGATAAGAAGGATTCCAAACAATGCGACTGGAGCATACTGCCCTGCTTTTATTTCAACATCCGAAACTCCGTAGGCTTTTGCATTAGCTCCGCAGTAATTGCCATCGAATCCGATAAATCTTTGTTTTTCGAGGTTTACTGCTGCTTTTACCGTGTCAATTAATAGTGGTTTGTATAGTCTTTCTGCCATGGTTTATGCACTCCTCATATTTCCCGGAGGGGTAATTTGGTAACTTATCCCGCCTTGTGGTGTTGTGCCTTGTATGCTTTTATTTACCTGCTCAACTGCATTAGCAATGACTTTTTGTGCAGCAGGAGGGACAGGCGTTGTGGTTTTGGGTTTGGTTTCCGTTGTTGCAGGCGGAGCTGGAGTTGCTGTTTCTGCCGGAACCGCAGGTACACTTGTTGCAGGGGTTGTTTCCGGTTCATTTGGAGGTTGAACAGTTACTTCCTTTACAACTTTAGGTCTTGAAGTTCTCGCTGGTTTAGTTGGTTTGACTTCTTCCTGCTTAACTTCTTCAGGCTTTGTTTCCTGTTTTTCTTTTTCCAGTTCCGCCTCTGGAATTTCCGGTTCTTCCTTGATGAATTCAAGATAATCTGCAAGCCTTGCTGCATCTTCTTTTCTCAGTTCGATTGTTGAACCGTCCGGGTACAGTTTTGTGCTGTGAAAGATATCTGTACCTTTAATTTTAAAAGTGGGCATATTTGCCTCCTATTTTTTTTACTACTAAACTTTGTTTAAAATTCTTTAAAAATAACTTTCGTTATTAAGTTAATTGGTGTCAGAAATCAGATAACCTGCATCGGGACCGACCATAAATGGTGTGTATATGTCTGTTGCCCTGATATACCTGACTTTGTTGCCTTCTTTTCTGTACTCATCAATATTTAGAGAATTTTTCTTTTTAACAAGATAGGCAAATGCCGGGTCATACTCTGTTCTTGTGCTTAATTGCGGAACATAAGCGAGGATGACATTGTCTCCCCATACTTTTGTAAAGTTTCCTGTGCCGTCAACAAACACGCTCCTGCCGATGACGATGTTTGGTATTTCAAAAATTTCTTTCAGAAAATTAACCGTAACAATCTTGTTCTGGCTGTCGCTGATTAATTTACGGAGCTTTTCATTTCTTTTTAGCTCTTTCCAAGCCTCATGACCGATTACCATAGTATTGGGATCTTGTGCTATCTTGCTTGCGATTGCATCTTTGGCAGTTTCGATTATTTCTACAGGGTCAGAATTGACCTTGTCAGAAAATTTTGAAGTACCTGAGAGAACAACTTTGCTTCCTGTAGGATAATTGTCGGGATTTTGCACTAATTCAGCACAAAGTTTTTCCTGTTTAAGCCTAAGTCCTTCCGTCACAACATTTGTTGCATGAAGCTGTAATTTAACCTTTTTGGACTCTTCTTCCTCCCTGTAATCAAGAGGATAAGCAAGATCGTGTTCGGTTAAAGTAACGGTCTTTTTGCCAAAACCCTTTGGACTTATAACATTGGAATCTGCCCTGATTGCTCTTTCAGTGTTGTAGACCTGAAAAGCCTCCTTGTTAAATTCAAAGATGTCCACTTTTTCAAGATCTGATTCGATTGTTGGAAACAAAGCGTCAGCAATAAAAGCTGAATTTGTGTAGCCCCTTGCTACTTCTGATAAATACGCATTTATGCGTAGGTCTTCTAATCTGCCCATGTTTAACTCCTATTTTGTATTCCAAGTTTTAAATTCTCTGTGTTTTGGAAGGAGGGGCATTCTTGCCCCTGCTGCTTCCCATTTTTCTATTTGTATAATTTCAAGAGAGCATCTTTGAAAGAGATTTTGTCTCTTTCGGAAAGTTGTTTTGCCTCATTGTAAATAGCCATACTTTCTTCGCTTGCGTTGGAAAATTCATCAAATTCCGTTTCAACATTTGTTTTTTTGTCTTTGGTGACTACTTCTGATGTGCCAAACTGTACAGGGGAAGTTTTAATAAATTCCTTAAATTCTTCCACATAGTCCGACTCATCAAATCTTTTCACATTATCAAGAGCCACAAATATTCTTATAATTGGTTCTTTTTGTACCTGCGAAAGATGTCCTGATGCAATCTGTTCATCCACAAACTGCTCAAGTTCTTTTTCCCTCAATTGCTGTTTTAATTTTGTTAATTCCTGTTCAGCTTTTTGCCTCAAAACTGATTCGTCCTTCATTTTAATAATCTGTGCGAACATGTTTTGTACTTTTTCCTGAAGCTTTGCAACGAGTTCGCTGTATTCATTTTTTGCAGGTTTGTCAGCAAAAAGAGCAATCTGGTTTTCAAGTTCTGAAATCTGGTTTTGAAGTTTTGCAAATTCTTCACTTACTGTAGCTTCAGGGGCGGTTTCTTGAGTATCAGCAAACTCTTCAATGTTAAAAATGTAAGTTTCTGACTCGCCATCCCTGAATTCTACAGGTTCCATTCCTTTAACCTGCGGAATACCTGCACCAAGGAATGAAATGGATTTTAAATACGGTACCCTGCCTTCAAGCTCCCTGTAAATTTCAACAGAGATTTTTTTGTATTTGCCGCTCTGGACAAGTTCTTTTAATTCTGGGGATACATCTCTGAAACAGGCTTTTAATACACCGTTTTCTGACATTAATTTTTCCACCCACCCGTAAGCAGGTCCCTTTTGTTCATGGTCAAGTGTAATCGGTGCTTCACAAAATGCCGGATCATAATTAGAAGCAAGTGCTCCAACATCATCTTTGGAGAATGCTCCCTGCGGGTAATTTCCTGCCCTAAAAACTTCAAAATATTTCATTTGTTCTCCTTTATATAGTTTTTATTTTGTTTACTTAAATTGCACATGAAGAATCCCCCTTAAATTAAGGCTCTGTTTGTAATTGCTGTGTTTTGAAACTTTATAAATGGATTGTAACAGTGTTTTTGGTTGCAATTCCAGTATGATTTTATACTAGAAATGCAACCAAAAAAGATGTTACAGTGAAAAAAATGAAACAAGTAATTCGTGCAGATGCACGGATATTGTATCTTTTTAGAATTTAAAAGTTTATAAAAGCTTGTAAATTAAAGAATTTACAAAAAACGAGCTTATAAAAGCTCTAATTGCAGTGCAAAATCACCGAGTTAGACATTAATAAATATTATCGGAGGCATATTTTGAGCAAAAAACATCTGCATTTTTACGAAGCAGAAAAAATGTTTGTAACCAAGCAAATGACATTAAAAGAAATCACTTCAAAAATACCTGTCAGCACAAAAACTCTTTACCTTTGGAAAAAAGAACAAAATTGGGAGCAAAAGAGAAAAGATTATTTATCTATGAAGCCAATCTCCCAGACAGATATTTATAAATTTGGAATCAGATTACTGGATTCGATGATAAAAGACTTTAACGATGAAAAGAAAGTTGACGATGTAAAAATGCTCATACTTCTTTGTCTGTGCCATTTATCCATAGAAAATACAAAAATTTAAAGATCCGGAGGCAAATCTTGAGTAAAAAGCAAATATATTATGAGGAAGCTGAAAGGCTTTATGTAACTGAACTTCTTTCGTTAAGGGAAATAGCATCAAAATTAAAAGTTTCCCAAAGAGTCCTCTCTTACTGGAAAAAAGATAATAACTGGGAGGAAAAAAAGAGGGAATATATTGAATCCCAACAAAGCGTTCACGGAGATATGTATAAATTTGCCAAAAGTTTACTGAAAAATTTAATGGAAGACAGTGAAAAAGGGGAAAAAATAGATGCGCCAAGATTGCATTTCCTCTCCAAGCTCGTTCCGATGATGGCAAAACTTAAACAATACGAAGATACAGCAATGAAAAAAGAAGTTTCGGAAAACAGGACAACTATTCCTCCTGAAACTATTAAAGAGTTAGAAGAAAAAGTTTTGGGGATAAGACGACATGAAAAACATTAATTTAGACGACTATTTTCTTCCGTACCAGCAAAGATGGCTGCTGGATAATTCCAAATACAAAATTTGGGAGAAATCAAGAAGAATCGGTGCAACTTATGTCCAGAGCTATGAGGATGTAAAGGATTGCGTAACTAAAGCCGTTGAAGAAGTCTGGTTTTCATCAGCAGATGAATCCGCCGCACGAGAATATATCGAGTATTGTGAAAAATGGGTTGAACTTTTTGACACAACGGCAAAATCGATAGGACGTGTTGTAATTGATTCGGAGAACGATGTTAAAGCCTATGTTATCGAATTTGCCAACGGAACAAAAATTAGCGCATTGAGTTCAAACCCAAAAAGGTTCAGGAGTAAAGGCGGCAAAGTTATACTTGATGAATTTGCACATCATAATAACGCAGAGGAATTATGGTCAGCAGCTAATCCCTGCACAATGTGGGGGGATTCTACAAGGATTTTATCCACACATAACGGTCAAAACTGCCAATTTTACAAGTTTATTGAAGATATCAAAGGCAAAAAACTGGATTGGAGCTTGCACACTACACCTATACAGCTTGCTGTTGCAGAAGGACTTGTTGATAAAATATCCAGAAAGGAAGCAACAGAAGAAGAAAGACAGGAATGGCTCCAGAGACAGGAAAAAAACTGCGTTAATAAGTATACTTGGCTACAGGAATATTGTTGCATTGCTGTTGATGAAACATCCGCATTTCTTCCTTATGACCTTATAGTGCCTTGTGAAGCTGATGACATCAAGCAATCTCTTGAAAACATTAAAGGATATCTTTATGTAGGAATGGATATTGCTAGGGTGGAAGATTTTTCAGTTATCTGGGTATTGGAAAAACTCGGCAAAGTTAATTATACAAGATTGGTCATCCCGCTTCGTGATACCCTTTACCAGCATCAGGAATACCAATTATATGAAATTTTAAAACATCCTAAATTCAGACGCTGCTGTATTGATGCAACAGGTCAGGGAGGACAATTTGCAGAAAGAGCAGAGCTAAAATTCGGCAAATACAGAGTTGAAGGTTTAAAATTTACCAATCCGCTTAAGGAGGATCTTGCTTATGGACTTAGAACACACTTTGAAAATAAAACTGTGTATATTCCTTCAAAGCCAGAAATCAGGGAAGACCTCCACTCCGTACAACGACTTACTACTAAAGCAGGAAATATCAGGTTTGATGCTGAGAGATCAGCTCTTACGGGACATGCAGACAGATTCTGGGCATTAGCTCTTGCTCTTCATGCAGTCCCTGACGATAACGATGAACCATTTGAAATTGAAACAGGTTGTCCTTATGAAGCTGACGATATTGTCAGGGGTATGTGCGATGAGGACATTGACTGGGACGACATGGTGTAATCTCCAAAAAACATAAAAAACACTTTTAACCTTTAAAAAGGGAAATTTTGCAATGAAAAAATTATGGATTAATGAACGTGAATATGTGCTTTTCAATGAGGCAAAAACCAAACTCAGTGATGAAATTGCTGTCAGGAACCGCTCTATTGATTTTTATTCCATACTGCAAAATCTTCCCGATCCAGACCCTGTATTAAGGAAACAGGGAAAAGACTTTAAGGTTTACAAAGAATTTCTGTCAGACCCTCATGTATGGGCTTGTGTGCAGTCAAGAAAATCAGGCGTCCTCTCTCTTTTGTGGGAAATTGACAGGGGCAAAGCCAAATCAAAACAAGCTCAGATCATTGAAAATCTTTTTAAAAGCCTTGATCTGAACACCATAATTTCTGAGATTCTTAACGCTGTTTTATTCGGATTCCAGCCACTTGAAGTTATCTGGCAGTCCAATGGTTCTTATACCTTGCCATCAGCCGTAAAAGCAAAACCTCCTGAGTGGTTCGTTTTTGATAATAACAATAACCTGAAATTTAGAACAAAAGAAAATTATAACGGAGAATTGCTTCCTCCAAGAAAATTTCTTTGTGCGCAGTATGAACCCACTTATGAAAATCCGTACGGTGAAAGAACCATGTCCAGAATATTCTGGAACGTGACCATGAAAAGAAACGGGCAAAGGTTCTGGATAAAATTTATAGAAAAATACGGAATGCCATTTTTAGTTGCAAAGCATCCCCGTGGAACTGACAAGAGCGAAAACAAAAACCTTTTAAATATGCTTGAAGCAATGGTTCATGATGCTGTTGCTGTTATTCCCGATGATTCATCAGTTGAAATTCAGGAAGCTGCCAAAACTTCATCTTCAGAAGCTTATGAAGGTCTCATAGACAAAATGAATGCTGAAATATCAAAAGCTATTCTGGGTCAGACTTTAACGACTGAAATCAATAACAAGGGTAGTTTTGCAGCTTCCAAAATACACATGGAAGTTAAAAAAGAAATAACTGATGCTGATAAAAGGATAGTTGAAAGAACTCTAAATCAGTTAATTCAATGGATTTACGAACTTAATTTTGCAGGGCAGAGTGATATTCCTGTATTTACTATGTATGAAGAGGAAGATGTCGATTTAACCCTTGCACAGAGGGACAAAATTCTTGCTGATGCAGGAGTTAAGTTTACAAAAAAATATTTGATGAAAACATACGGCTTTGATGAAGAGGATATAGAGGTTTCAGATACAGAAAAGCAAGGTAGTCCAAAGAATAAGAATAATTTAAAACCCGAAAATTCCTTCAGGGAGTTTAAGGAAACACAAGCAGTATTCCCAGACCAACAAACAATAGACAATTTTATAGATTCATTCTCTGCTGACGAACTTCAAGAGCAAGCAAAAGCAGTATTCGGCTCTGTGTTTGAGCTTGTAAACAGGGCTAGTTCCTATGAAGAAATTCAGGAAAAACTTTCAGGGCAGGGCTTAAAAACAGACCAAATCGAAAAGGTATTACAAAAAGTGATATTTATATCAGAAATTTGGGGGCATTTGAATGGAAACGATTAACAAAATGATAGTTGGAGACAGCTTAAACTCTTTAAGAAAACTTCCAAATGAAACTGTAGATTGCGTTGTAACATCTCCGCCTTATTGGGGATTAAGAGATTACGGGACACATCCAGTTCTCTGGAATGATGGTTGGCAGGGTGAACTTGGGCAGGAACCTGATTTTAACCAGTATATTGAACACCTCTGTGACATCTTTGATGAAGTCAAAAGGGTGCTTAAAGATTCCGGCACATGCTGGGTGAATATTGGAGACACTTACGGGGGGAGTTGTTTAGGGTTAAGCTACGCTGGTCACAGCAAAGGTAAAAACTCATTTCTGCCGGATGATTTAAGTTATATGCCAAAAGTTGCCCACGCAAGAGGCAAATATGACAAGAGTTTACTATTAATTCCTTTCAGGTTTGCAACTGAAATGGTAAACCGTGGTTGGATTTTAAGAAACGTAATCATTTGGCAAAAGCCAAACTGCACACCACAGAGCGTGAAAGACAGGTTTACTGTTGATTTTGAATACTTCTTTTTCTTTGTAAAAAAACGCAGATACTATTTTGAACAGCAGATTGAACCATTTAAAGAATCCACAATAAAACGCTGTAAAACCGGCTGTAATGATAACAAAGGCTCGCATTATCAGGGTTTAAGTAAGGAAAATTTTGAAAAACTTGAGCAGAAAATTTTATCAGGCAAGCTGGCAGGCAAAAACAAACGTGCTGTGTGGAATATTTCCACAACGAATTTTAGCGGGGCACATTTTGCTGTATATCCTCCAAAATTAATTGAAACCCCAATAAAAGCAGGTTGCCCGGAAGGTGGCACAGTTCTTGATCCGTTTATGGGTTCAGGAACAACCGGACTTGTTGCTAAAAAATTAAACCGTAACTGGCTGGGTATTGAATTAAATCCTGAATATGCACAAATGGCAGAGGATAGAATTAATGCAGCCTGACTTGAAATATATGATAACTTTACAGCCGGAGCAAGCGATTAAATATCTTAAATCTAAAGGTTTTAAGTTTAGCTGGGACTGGCATGAAGTTTGGCAGGACGCTCATACAAGGTCATTCACTGTTGCAAAGGTTATGCACAAAGACATCCTTGATGACATCAGGGAAATAGTCCAGAAATCTCTGGATGAAGGACTTACCTTGCAGCAGTTCAAAAAGCAGCTTGAACCCAAACTTCAGGCAAAGGGCTGGTGGGGAATTATTTCAGGTACTCCTGAAGAAGTCAAAGCAGAACTTTTAAAACGCAAGCTGATAAAAGATGCCAGCCTTGTCCCTGATGATGAAGAAACTGTAACTATTAAATTAGGTACTCCGTGGCGGTTAAAAAACATCTACAGGACAAATATCCAGACTTCATATATGGCTGGCAGGTACAAAGAGCAGATTGATAACGTGGAGAATCGTCCGTATTTTCAGTATGTGGCGGTTATGGATAGAAGAACAAGACCATCTCACGCAATGCTAAACGGCAGGGTATTCAGGTATGACGATGATTTTTGGAATTCATTTTATCCACCCAACGGCTGGGGATGCAGGTGCAGGGTCAGGGCATTATCTGATGAGAACTTATCAGACAGAAAACTTGATGTTGATTCTTCAAAAGGGCATCTATCAGAAGAAATGAGAGTTATATCGAAAAAAACAGGTGAAGAAAAACCTGTTGCAGTTTATACAGATTCACTAACAGGTCATAAAATATCACCGGATGCAGGTTGGAGCTACAACCCCGGAAATTTAAAAAGTTGGAGGCAGAACAATGACAATTGACACAAAATATCTAATCAACTGGGTCGGCGGCAAGCGGCTCCTTCGAAAAACAATAGAACCGCTAATTCCCAAGGATATCATATCCTACCTTGAAGTTTTTTCTGGAGGGGCGTACGTACTCTTTTATAAAGATAAATGGGCTGACTTGGAAGTTTACAATGACTTAGATGGAAGACTTGTAAATTTATTCCGCATAGTAAAATATCATCCGAATGCCTTGAAAGAAGAGCTTAGTTATCTCCTTGGAAGCCGTGAAATGTTTAAGCAATTCCTGAAAATGGAATGTATAACCGACATTCAGAAAGCTGCAAAGTTTTATTACCTAATAACACGCTCCTTTGGCGGTAGGGGAGAAACTTTTGGATGCACAAAAAAATCTCCGGGAGGAGCAAGCAAGAGCCAGGAAAACGTAATCCCCAGAATTGATGCAATCCACAAAAGACTGGACAAAGTCCTCATAGAAAACAAGGACTTCGAGGCTTTTATCAAGCAATATGACCACGAAGATGCATTTTTCTACTGCGACCCGCCATATAGTTGCGGAGCCGGATATGCTGTAACAAGTACAAAAGGCTTTGACCATGAAAGATTGCGGGTAACTTTGGGACAGATAAAAGGCAGGTTTTTATTGTCCTATGATGATGCCCCAAAAATTCGTGAGCTATATGAAGGCTATGAAATAATTCCGGTTGAAAGATTAAACGGAATTAACAATAAACAAGGCGATAACAGGAAAAATAAAATGTTTAAGGAACTGTTGATAGCAAATTATCCGATAAGAGAGAAATTTTATGCTGGAACCGATAGAAATAAAGATTGACGACAAAGAAATACAGAAGTATTTGGAGAAATTAATTTCCAAAACAGAAAATCTTCGTCCGCTTATGAAAAATATTGCAGGAATTATGCTGGATTCTATCGAGAGTAACTTCCATACTGAAGGGAGACCAGAAAAATGGCAGGAACTTTCAGAGGTAACTATTGCTGCAAGGAAAAAGAAGGGGTATTATCCTTGTAAAATCCTTACTATGCGTGGAGAACTGGCAGCTTCCATCACTAGCAAGTACGATGATAATTCTGCCGTAGTGGGTACAAACAAAGTTTATGCGGCTATTCACCAATTTGGAGGGAAAGCGGGTCGGAATAAAAAAGTTAAAATTCCCGCTCGACCTTATTTGAAACTTGGAGATAAGGAAAAATCTGAAATTTTAATAGAAGTTAAAAATTATCTTCAGGAATAAGCTAAAATCCTTTATCCTTCTGGAAAAGAGGATGGTGCTAAAATTTACCACTAACCTATTTTTTAATGA